GAAGAACACTACCACCAGTGGCCCCTGCATCAGCGATAATGGACCAGTCGGTAATATCAGCGCCATAGCGTTCAGTAAACTGGGCTAGTATATCAGTTTCACTAAAGTTTAACGTCAGTGCCATAGGTCACCAAAGTAAAGGGGAGGACGAACCTCCCCTGTTGTTATCCCTTGGGTTGAGTAAAGGTGAAGATGTCGACAGTTTGGGTGGTACCTGCGACAATAGAAGTCGAGGACATGATTGCGTCTGCACCGGAGCCGGAGACGCCAACGGAGCCGTCGTAACGTAGTACAGTGGTGCTTGCACCTTCAACTGCAGCGCCGCGTGGGTAAACCCTGAACCACACACCAGTCCCAGTAGCCGACGCAACACCACTCCAAATTTCACCAGAAGCCTTCGCCGATGCACCACCGGTTGGATCACCAAGGCTGAGTCCGTTCTCGCCAGTTGTGGAGTTGTACGTCCCAGAGGCAAGGGAGATTGTCACGAGTGGAGATACACCTTCAGTGTCATCCGCAGACGCGGGCCTGGGGGACGGGAAGATCTTCATTACACCGTTCTTGAAGATGTCCCGGATGGACGCACCGCCTTCGACAGTCGCAAGGATAACCTGGTCGCCGGCAGCCTCATCAGCAAGGACACCAGCAGCGACTTCGATTGCTCCGGCAACGACGGACAAGACCTCCGTCTCCACGTTGTTGGAGGTGGAGCCAAGGACAGAGATCATGTCGCCAATGGCAAATCCTCCGAGGCCATCCCCGGAGTCGAGGATTTGATCTCGCCCGCCAGTACCAGTTCCATCTCCGAAGGAGATCGTCGTGGCGGTGAGTGCGTGCTTTACTGTGGCTCTGCCGCCAGCAATCGCGTTGGCTAAGCCGGTGGAATATTTAAGTGCCATTGAATCCTCCTACCTTTTAAGTAGTGTATAAAGCCTGTTTTTGTGGAGTGACATGGAGATACCTGAGCACCTTGGAAGCTCGATGCTGTCGTAGGTTAAGTTCGCGAAGACACCATCGTTTCCAAGGGCACATAGTCCAGACTGCGTCATCGCAAGAACCACTTTCCCGTACTGCTGAAACTTTCCTCGAAGGATGTTTTGACCGAGTGTTTTTACAACGCAGTCCTCCTTAGCTGGGGAGTCAGATACTTGCCTGATAGCTAGGGACTGAATGTCCTCCCCGTGAAGGTAGAAGATACCTTTGTCTGATAGGACGTAGAAGCCCGAGTCAACAGCTGCAATACCAAGTACAGCCAGTCCCTGAAGAGATAGTGGTAAAACATCATCGGCTTTGTTGAACCAAGCAAAAGCCCTCGGCGCGGAAGCGTAGATGTCGTTGTCAACTGTAGCTCCGTAGATTCTACCGTTGTACAGCTCCATGTGCTTGAACAGCGGTGGTGGTTCGTAGGTACGAAGTGTTTCAGGGCCAATGTAATCTCCACTTGGGAGCCAGGAGTAGCTGGCACCACCGATTTGAACGGAGCCATTTTCAGCGGTGTTGCTGTAGTAAATCCTGTCGTTGACGTGGAGGTAGCGCATTTTCAGACCAGGGGTTAGTCCTGATCGAAGGCCTGTTCTGCTAAAGTCCACCGGGTTGAAGCGGTAGAGGGCAGAGACAGAGACAAGGAGGCAGTCGCCACCGGCTGCAAAGATGTCTTGGGAGGCTTCTTCGCGTCTTTTAGTATAACCACGGATTCTTCTGGTAAGGCCAGTCATCTCCACTTCGACGTTGACAGATGCCTGGAAAGCGGCGACACCTGTCTCAGGATCGAACGGAAGTCGTTCAGGCGGGGAGACGTTGTTAAGTCCCAAGGCCTTGTTTAGCATTAAGACCACTGGCTTAGCCATTAGGTCCTCCAGACGCTGTTGGCGTGGCTTCTGCGCCGACTTGCGACGTGGGAGCGGAAGTCGTTTTTGTACTTCTCGTACATGCTGAGTTGGGAGAGCATGTTAGACTTCTCTCCCTCAAGTGCGTCCTCGATCTTGTCGAAGATTATAGCCGCAGTCCTATGTGCGATAAGACCACGCTGGAGATGTAGCGGGATGTAAGCTGGGACAGTTGGGTTCTGGAGAGACAACGGTGTTGGACGGCTGTACAGGAGCACAGTTATGGCCGTCGGTGTTTCAGGAATCTTGTGGTAGTAAAGGACTGTCCCTTCCAAAGCCACTGACTCAATTTTCCCTACTTCAGCAAGGCCTGGGTAAATACGGAGAAGCTCTCGAACCCCACCTGGCTCTATGGAAATCTCCCCTTCAGCGTTACCCGCGTACAGAAGACGACCATCGAAACCAGGCGGCATATTTACCCAGGCCTGATCGACAACGGTGGTGACACTGGAGATTGACTTAAGCTCCGGGATTTCGACATCGTCAGTTATGGCAACCATAGCTTCGTTGATGAACGTCGGGAGGTTCCCGACAACGTAACTGCTGTTGTCTTTTACTGTTATCAAAATCTCGTCTTCGAGTTCAGACAGTGTCATGGCATCACCGTTAAGTTAAATGTTCAAAATTCGCAACAATGACTGTTACGGGACGCGGGACACCAGGAGATGGACGCGGGCCTTTCCAGCAGTAAGCGTGTCGGTGCTGGTAAGGGATGCGTACACGCAGGGGACCGTGGTGGCTGCCCCGGTGATAACGCGCGCAGTCGCCGGCATGGTGTTTGCGAGGATGGCGACGCCGAGGTCAGATGCGATGGCAGGGTAGATGCCGATGGTACCCTCGGTGATGTCAGCAGCGGCGAAATAGTCGTCTGCGTCGACGATGGTGACGTCTCCGCCAGTGGTAACTGCATCGGTAGCCAGGGTCCCGGAGCCTACTACCAGTGCTGGGGTACCACCAGCAAAGGCAGTGATGACCTCAGTGATAGCGTTGTGGATGATGAAGCGTTCATTCGCGTTCGGGAACGAGAAGAGGACAGCGCCCTTATCGTCACATTCGGGAGTGATTTCGGAAGACGTGATCCAGAACGGATTGGCCAGAGTGTTATCTCTCTGGTCATTCCGGCGGAGGTCTTTGATAGTCGCGGTAGCCATAGGTCTTTATCTCCTTGAAAGATTGTTACGAGATTACTGTGATACGAGCCATGACGACGTAAGTCCCCATAGCGTCTCCGCCGGCAGTGGCAGTCAGGGTGATCGCACCGGACTTGGTGTTGAACCACTTTCCTTCGGAAGCTGGCTGCCCATCGCTCTTGGACGAGGTAACCTTGACTGTACCGTCAGCGTCTGCTGCAGCGGTGTCCAAGAAGGCATCAACATCTGCCTCTTCGCCGTTGCCGACAAAGCCGACGGAGATCGTAGCAGTTGTACCGCCTGCTGGGGAGACGCGGTGAATCCACACCTCCTCGACGAAGCCATTCCTCGGTACGAAGATGGCGTTGTGCGTTCCGTCTGCCGGGGCGGCGAAGATCTGGCTCCGGTAGAGGAACGAGTTGTCAGAAAGTCTTTCCTTAAACATAGTCTCCTCCTTTCAGGTCGTGGATTACGACAGCTTCGTGGCGTAGGAGGAACCGGCGATAATCCCGAACTCGACGGAGTCAAACTTGACCTTCTTGATACCGAGGATACCTCCACCGCGAATCATGACGTAGCGGAGTGCGTCACGAGTGTACGGGACGAAAGACATGACGGTGGACTTGGAGTCGCCGGCTCCACCCCAACCCATGACAGCGGCCTGGGACCCGAGGAGAATGTTCCGGTAGACACCAGTGGACGGGGAGTAGATGCGCTCTGATTTCGAGACGAGCATCCCGTTGTACTCGAACTCGACGTTCTCCACACCGAGCTTCTGCGCTGCGCGCTGGAGATCTCCCCACTGACCGGCGTTCAGGTTGGTGCGGAGCTGATCGAAGACGTAGGTGTGAAGGATGACGCGGTAGAACTTGCCTTTCTTGCGAAGCTTGTAGGTGTTCGCGTCAGTCGGCATTTCCGCAGCCTGCTTCATCCGGTCCAGGAAAGTCAAGTCGGCAACGTCGGTGGCACCGAGGGAGGCCTCAGCGGTGTCGTTGACAGTGAGGATACGGTTGGTTGCGAAGGCCTCGGGGACATCAGCAAAGATTTTGCTGTTGATGCGGAAGCCGGTGTTGCCGCAAAGGACTGCGAAGAGATAGGTGGACAGCCTCTGTCCCCACCACTCTTGCAGGGCCATCTTGCCTTCCTCGACCAGGTTGTACGGAACGCGCTGCTGCTCCATCTTGCCACCAGTGTCAACTGCGTGGTTGAGTTCCTGGATGGTAGCCTTGAAGTTCCGGAAGCGAAGCTTCTCTTCGTTCCCTTCGACAGTGTCGTCTCCGACAACGCCCTCGCCGGTGAGCGGCAGACGGATACCGAAGGTTACAGAGTCACCTTCGCCCTTGGCGAGGTCGAGCTTGCGCTGGACATGAGCGTTGGTGTCGGTGCCGATGAGGTCGTTGAACTCGACTTCCGGCAGCATTGCGCGAAAAAGCTCTTTCGCCCACTTCTTCCGGGTAAGGGCGTCATTCGTGAGAAATTGTGTTTTGGGCTCTGGCATGGTAGTGTCTCCTTACTTGAGCTCACCGCGTAGGTAAGCACTGTAGATTTTCGCAGGGATCTCTCCGAGTCTATCCTCAGGGAGATCGTCGATTGCTTTCGCTGTCCAGCCGGAGGAGCCGATGTCACCGGCAGGGAGGACACCGAGTGATGCTGGTGCTTCAGGTGTTTCGCGTTTCTTCGCATTGGGTTTCGTTTCGGCCTTAGGCTTTCCGCCACTCAGGATCTCCTCTGGAGTCGCTGCGGCTTTCTTGTAGGCTGGATGGACGTCCTTGATGCGGTCGTACATGAGCTTGTACGGGTTGTCTTGAGACCAGATGTACTGTTCGAGTTGGTCGATTGTCTCCATGATGTCGCCACCCTTCTCGTCTACGTAGTTCTTCGCGAGGAGATACACGGTTTCATCGAAGTTCTTTTGGGAGACAACTTCACGAACGTCCTCGTACTTGGGGTTAAGCTCCATGTAAGTAAGGACATTGGTGAGGTGATCAACGCGAGCGTTGGACTGGTCAGGTTTCTTAGTTTTACCTTCTTCGTCAGGGTCGGCAGTATCGAGAAGCTTGTTATCGGAAAGGCTCTTCTCGTGCTTCGAAACGGAGTTGCGAAGTTCCTGCAGAGCCTTGTGCTGGGAGCGGACGAGGGCGCGTAGGGAGAGGACTTCGTTTTCTTCCTCAGCCTTAGTCTCAACCTTGTCCTCTACTTTTTCATCCTTGGCCTCGGCGGCAGGTTCTTCGGTCTTTTCCTCAGAAGGCTCTTCTTCCTCCTCGACCTTTTCAGGTTCCGGGTGGAACTCATCACCAGGGATTTCCGTCGGATCAATGGGATCTGTGGTTTCAGTTTCAACCTCTTCAAATTCGTTATCCAGGTCAGCCATCTTTGTTCTCCTTTTTGTTAGAGTTGTTTTGCTTCGAGGCGGATTTCACAGCGAGCTCTGCCGCAAAGCGGGCATCCTCACGTTCCATCATAAGGATTTGGTACTCCTTCACACGTTGTTTTACGGAGAAGGGTATATTTGCAAATTCAAGGAGGACATCAACGGGGATAGCACCTGGGTTGTTTAGCGCAAAGTCAGTCAACATACGCATAGTCGCGAGGCGGGTTGTTACGTTTTCAGCCTCCTCGTCTATCTCCATGTCGAACTCACCAGTGGTAATGTCATTCCAGCCGGCTACCTGTGGATTCAGCTGGGTATTAACGGAGATAAGTTGCATCCCATTTTCCCCTTCGATCCGGATTACAGTTTCATCCGGTACGAATTGCTGGATCAAGCCTAAGAGTATCTTAGTACTGAGTCTACGGGACTCAGAAAAGTTCATATACAGGATATAAAGGACTGCTATGGAGCTCTCTTGTCTGAGAGACACGGAGGAAGTAGGCTCTCTGGAGGTCGTTTGGATACCAAGAAGTGGATCTTGCACTCCGGCTACGTCCTTCATACCCTGTTGGTTTGTGGCGTCGAGGTACTGGTAGATAGGAGAGATCTGTGGTTGATCAGAAAACTTGATCTTCCCAGAAGATACCGCGCCTTGTGCAGTCTCCATGTGGTAAGTTGGGTCCGCTCCGCGCTCCTCGTAGTCCTCGACGTTGAGGATTGCTCCGACCTCGTGCATAAGGATACCACGTGGGGAGGTCTGGAGGAGGTGCTGGAGCTGTCGGCGCATGGTGTTAAGGCCACGCTGCGGGTCCTTCTGCATGGTGATTGCACTGAACCAGCGATTGTTTACGTCATCGAGGTAAGCTCCGTACTGTACTATCGGGAAAGAGTCGAAGCGGTACGGGGAGATGCCGTATTCGAGAAGCCTGTCGCCGGAAAAGATAGCGTAGTATATATTGTTCTTGTAGCTTTCATACGCCTGGACACCGTTGGGAAGCTGGAGGGTTTCCCCGTTGGGGAGGGAGATTCCTTCCATCAGTCCTTTGTTGTATGTCTTGAAGTCTTCTTCCCGAAGCCACTCTTCTTTCTGGGTGAGTGGGTTGATGAACCAGAAGACTTTCTCGAACTTACGGTACCAGCCCTCGACGACTCGGACGAGGCCGCTTTGAAGGTCGAAGAAGGTAAGGTTGACACCGTTGAAAGTGTTGGAGTAGTTGGATAGCTCCTGGATAGGGATGTCAGGCCAGTAGACCTTTGCCTCGTCTTCAGTGAGCCACTTGTGGAAGAAGAAGAACCGTGCGTCGGAGAGGTCGTACTCGGTGGACTTCGGATCCTTGAAACAGTCGTGACCATCGAGACGCATGGTCTTTATAGCTGGCTTGAATGGATTAGTAGCGTCGATGTAGTAGTACTGGTAGGAGCGCCCACTCTTTACCATGTGAGTGAAGCACTCGATCTCCCTGCGATGGAGGGAGAGTTTTCGGCGGAAGTGCTTTAGGACACCTTGGCAGAGTTCCGTGAGAGCTTCGTCCTCCATGCCGACAGGGACAAGGGTGGGCTCGGATTTCATCTGAGCGCCGATACCGACGAGGATGTCGATCTTGGGCTTGACTTCGTTCCAGGTGGTGCAGGGTCGTCGGAGGTTGGCGAGCTCAGCCTTGACGAACTCGGAGTCTTGGTCCCCGGCATAGAAGCGGTAGTCTTCCTCGGACTCTGTCCTCCAAAGAGATTCAGATCTAGAACCCTCGCAGATAGCAAGGGATTTGCAGAGGAAGTCAGTTGTTTCCTTTTGCTTTTCCTCTGAGAGGTTGAATCTTTTTCGAGTCTTTGGTGTGGGCATCTGGAGGCCTCGTCAACTATATGTTCAAATTTTGTATCTTTGTCTGGCGTTACCGTACCATCCAAGCGTCGGAATTCGCTACCCCCTGGGAGTCATAGTGTCTGCGTCTTGTCTGGCGAAGACGCTGTGCCTTGGCTTCTGGGGAGAAGATCTTAAATGCGACGCTCTCGAAGTACTCTGTGAGACAAAGGGCGTCGGCGATGTTAGGGGAGGCTACGCCACGCTTCTTCATGTCCTTTTTGCTTTCGACCTTGTAGCCTCCGTGAGCGTTGAAGTCGTAGCGTGGAGCGGCGAGTTCTTCTGCAAGCTCCTGCCCCATAGGGATTCCGTCGACGGTGAGCTTTGTAGGGAAAGAGTAGAGGCCTTTCATACACTTCTCTCGGACACGGAGCCAAAGCTCGTCCCGGAGGCGGTCGTATTTAGCGAGGTCAGAAGCGGCAAGGGCTACGTTGACGCCAAAGATGTCTCGGAAGTTGTGCTTGTGGAGCCAGTCGACGACGCCAGCACCGATACCGATTTCGTCTATACCAGCGCCCTCTGCCTCGAGACTTTCGTAGGCGAGCTTGACGTGGGAGGCCAGGGAGATGGTGTTCATCCCTCGGAATGTCTCCCACGGATCGACGATTAGGCCTTGGCGTGGGAGGATTATCGAAGCGTCGTCTCCGAAGCGGGCAACGTCAACGCCGAGGTAAAGAGGTTCTTCATCCGCGACTTCGATGGCGTTGCCGATGCACTGCATGGACCAGGCGAGTGGGATAAGGGTCTTTTCATCCTCAAGCGGCGGATCACCACAGACACGGATTCGGTAGACGTTGGAGTCTTCCCCATACTTCACCCTCATGTATTCGCAGTAAGATGGGTTTACGTTGGAACTCTTGCGGGAGTCCCAATGGAGTCTTTGCCACTGCTTCGAGTGCTCGACGTGGAAGTGAGTGTCGTAGAAGTAGCCGACGTTTTTAGTCATGTTCCCGATGAGGATTGCCCAGTTGTCCTCCTGGGTGAGGGCACCTTCCAGGGTTGTGTAGACTGGGTCGAGGACACCAGAGGCCTCGTCGACGATGACCATGAAGTGGTCGCCGTGGAGACCAGCGAGGGTTTCTGCCTGTTCCTCTGGGTTGGAGGAGACACCTGGGGAGATGGTCCTGCACCACCAAGTGTCGGAGGCTCCCTTGTAAAACATCTTCTGTTTTTGCTTTTCAAAGAGGTCGCGGACTTCGGAGCGCTTTATCCACTTCCCTAGCTCGGACCATAGGATGTCTTGGAGCTGGCGAGCAGTGGGTGCGGTGCAGGCGATCTTTGCGTCTTCGCGGGTGGCCATGAACCAGAGGATAAGCCAGGAAACCCAGGCGTCTTTTCCAGTCCCGTGACCGGATCGGACTGAGATTTTCCGTCCCTTGAATGTTCCGTCTCTGACAGCGATGAGACCTTCGAGCTGCTGGTTCGAAGGCTCCACGTCTACAACGTCCCGGACGAAGGCGACTGGGTCGTACCGCCAAGTGCGGAAGCGGGATAAGACGTTTCTGTCAAGAGAGGTCATAGGTTTGGTAGCCCTGTTGGGGTGGAAGATACAGGCTTGGAGAGAGGAGTTACGTCGATCTCCTGACCTTTTTCCTCAGCATCGAGTGCACGAAGGTATCCGACAATGCCGATCATTTCAGTGGGCTGTCCCTTCATAAGGAGCTCTTTTTCCTTCAGGGTCTTGTAAGCTCCGACGATGTCGCGGAGAGGAGCGTCGTGGATCTTCTGCTCGGTGACGGCGGCAAGGAGGCGGATCTGGATCTCTGTGAGTTGGTCAGCCTGGACCTTGCGGTAGTCGTCCATGAGGCCCTTGGTGGAGTCAAGTCGCGCGACTAAGGTTTGGATTTTGCTCGGCTCGACTTCCGTGGAGAGAATGGACTGTATCTCCGGGACGGTGTAGCCGGACTCAGCAAGGGCCTTGATCTCAGAGACAGAGATTGAATCTGGGAGGCCGAGTTTTCCTTTCAGTTCGTCTAGGTCCACTGGGTAAGTCCTTTCACATCGTCTAGTACAATTTCGCACTTTTGCTTAAGCGTGTCAATAGAAAAAAGAAAGTTTACTTAAATATTTTGGTTAAGGGTTTAGCCGACACAAAAGGAACGAAGCCTCTTCTAAGACTTCTCTTTCTCCTCCAAGGAGACAGTGTGGCTGAAGAAAGAACTTTTGCGAAAGGTGCTTTTACGGGAGAACCTGAGTGTACTTGACAAACTTTTGCGAGCTTTTACGGGAGAATCCTCGACCCTTTCCGAGGTGACATGGCGCGGTGTGCCCAGGCAAAGGTTCAAATTTCGCCGCTTTTCCTGGCACACGCAATCTTTCCCAGAAGACACTTTTGAAATTCTTCTCGTGGAGAAAAAGGAGGTCATCTATCACGCAGAGGGGGGTGCCTGGTGCTCCGGGGGGTGCCCCTTGGATGGTTGGATGTGTGGAGGGTGGGTGGGCAGACGCGTGTGGCAGGAATGTGGTATACTGGTATTGAAAGATGAAGGTCGGTCGGACCCGGCGACCGTGTAAACTCGGGTTTTGCAAGATTCGGTCTTTGACAATTGAACGGGCAAAGTTGGAACGCCCGAAGCCATATTGCCTGAGAGAAAGCTTGGGCTAAGCATCCACGGATGCAGACGGCGAGAAGATACCAGTAGTCTGCCATGCCCAGCCGACTTGGGAGGCAAGGCCTCCGGAAAGGTAGGAGAAAATGGCAGACGTGAAACGGGCGAAGGTGACGTTGGACGATGAAAAGCTCGTGGTGGTGATTGAGGACGGGGGGAAGTCCAAGACCTACAGGCTGGATAAGGTGCCGGAAGGACTGCACGCGCGGTTTGCCCTACATGGGATGGCACAGAAACTTCGAGACGCAGTCGCCAGCAAGAGTGCCAAGGCGGGATATTCGGCTGGGGAAAGGTTCGAGGTGATGGATAAACTCTTCGAAGCCTTTTGCAAGGGGGAATATACCGTCCGAGGCGAAGGTGGCGGCGGTGGTGGGAGTCAGCTGGACGAGGCGGCTCGGAAGTTCCTGGCCGGGGAGCTCTCGGATGCGGAACAGAAGGTGTTGGATTCCGTTGGGCTTCTGGAGAAGATCAAAGCGCGGGCGCGGAAGTTGCAGGAAAAGGAACAGGAAGCCGCGCTGGAAGACGGAGAAGAAGAAGAAGAAGAAGAAAATAACTAACAAAAGCTTCGGCTGGGTGTGGCAGGCTACTGGTGTGGAAGACGGGAAAGACGCAGTCTTGAAGGAAAGGAGAAAAGAGATGACTGAAGTGGAAGTTTCGGCTGAGATGAGAGAGGTCGCCAAGCGGAAGATGGAACTGGAGAAAGAGCTATCGACCCTGGAGAAAAGGTTCCAGGAGTTGAAGGAGCTGAAGGTGAGGCTTTTCCAGAGGGTAGTCGTTGTCCCGGAAGGGGAGAGTGGGAAGAAAAGGGGTGGCCCAACGGGGCTGTCCCAGGTCCAGAAGGACGCCCTCCGGAAGCTCGGGCTGTTGTAGCCTGGGAGGGAAGGTTGCGGAACTGGGTCGAAGGGTGTGATAGTTGTGTAAATGTGTATCGTGTATCGTGTGGCGTGTATCGTGTATCGTGTATCTTTCCGGTAAAAACCGGGTTTCAATGTGTGACACTTTGACTGCGTCTCTCCCATCCCAGTCTTTCCCATTCCCAGCTTCCCTTCCCACCCTACTGTATAGTTTTTTTTTTTTTTTTTTTTCTTATAAGGGAAGGGCAAAAACTGAGTGTCAAAATTTTGACGCGCTCGGAAAGTACTAAGGGAAAGGTTCACACATTTGGATTCCCCAGTGAAAGCGTCAAACATTGACACTTTATCTGGGACATTGTCCTTCCAAGGCATTGTGTCAAACATCGTCTCTTTTCCTGGCCCGCGAAAACCCTGGGACGGGAAGTGTCCTTTCAGGGAAAGTGTCACACATTGGAAACGGGGATTATGGCAAAAGATACACGATACAGGATACACGATACAGGATACAAATGCCACAAATGCCACGCATTTACGCAACTGTCACAAATATACACAAACTGCAATTTCGTCATTGCCAGGGCGTGTTTTCATGTTATAATGGTATCATGAAAGTACGGACCTGGAACCACCAACCCAGGGAAAACCCTGGCAACCAAAGGAGGAAACAGCATGAGCGAAAAGATCTTGACACTGGACGGAGTCCTCGCGAACGGGAAGAGCCTGGAGTGTACCCTGTACAAACTGGAGTCCCCTTTCAACACCTATCACCTCGAAGAGGCCAAGAAGAAAGGCATGGAGGGTTTCGACGAAGTCGCCATCATCGTCCCTGTAAACCCGGAGGACACAGGGGACACTTGCCTCGTCATCGCAGTCACCAGGGTGGAGGACGGGACAATCATCGAGCCGATCTCCGCTATCAACTTCGCAGCATTTGATTCCTTGGTCGAAATAGTCTCCATGGCGCGGGGACTTTTCGAGATCCTCCATAAAGATGAGCGGGAGAAACTTGGAAGAGCGGCCTTGGAAGAAACCCACCGTAAAAGAGCGGAAAGGCTGCGCTGAGATGCCACGGTTCTTCAAGCCGGAGCAAAGCTCCTACATGACGAGGTTTCTCCTAAAGCGGTGCAAGCACTATTCTGGAGCGACTTGGTCCCAGCGTCTCCCGAATGATGTTTGGTATTGTCGCTGTCCCAGCTGCGAAGCCCTCACCGGCGCGGCACCGGGGGAAAGCTTTGACTCCCACTTCGAGGTAGTCACAATAATGGCGACCTCCCTCCAGGAGGCACTGGATAAGGCCTTGGTGCTTGGATAACCCAAACTTGGGACTGAACATCCCAGACAAAACGTCAAAATTTGAAACAATAACTGGAAAGGACCACGACATGAAGTGCATTATAGATCTAGCCTGTGAACCCACACAAGAAATGTGTGGGGAACTCCTTGACGAACTCCGTCGCCAGGTTGATGGCCTGGATGAGGAAAACGTCCAAGTCGGAATCATCCAACCAGACAAACTCATCGTCACAGTCCCGGAAGATATCTTCGAAGACGACCTTGACCTTTGCTCAGAGGTTGAATGGTGTCTGGTTGAACTCGGCATCCCCTACCACGACATTCTTCCAGAAGAGGAGGCCACCGATGATCTCTAACACCACCGAGGAAATCACATTATTTGGTCTTACCTTCACGGTAAACTACGACTATTTCCCTTTCTGTCCCGGCTCCCGCGAGAGCGGCACAGGCTTCCAGCTTGAACCGGATGAGCCCGAGTCCGTGGAAATCTGCGAAATCTTCACAGAAGAGGACATCCTCGAGGTCTTCGATCGCTTCCCTTCTCGTGAAGACCTCACCTCCGGACTCGCCGCCACCATCCTCGAAAAAAGCCGAGAAAGGGACGAAGAATGATCCTCAACGTCAAGCGCGGAATTGACCTCCGCCTGAAACTTTCCGAGAAACAGGACTACGCCAGGGCGAACACCCTCACTGTCCTCGTCAACAACTCCCACACAGTCGCCCACGGTGTTCTCCCAGAAGCTCCAGACATGCTTATCCGCCTCTCCCTCCCTGGCTTCCTCAAGGGTACCTCGGACAAGTTCCTCCACAACTACATCTACCGCAAGATAGAATGGCTCACCTATACCAAGGCCGCACCGTCTCTCGAACTCGAACCGAGGGAAGCAGACTTCCACTCTCCTCGGCGCTTCCGCTCATACGAGAAACGCCGTCGCCTTGGTTAAGCCCACGGAGGCATCCCAAAATGAACAAGAGCGAAGAAATGACAACTGTCCACCGTACCAAGCTAGAGCTTTACCTCAAGCGCACAGCGCGGGGCAAGATTTTCTCCGTAATCTTCATCAAGAAGGACAACACACTGCGCAAGATGCTCTGCCGCTTCGACGTAGTCAAGGGTGTAAAAGGCACAGGTTTCTCACCTTCCCACCTAGACAACCCATATCTTACTGTCTGGGACATGCAGAAAGGAGCCTTCCGCCTTATCAACCTCGAGACAGTCCTCGGAGGCAAGATGGTACATGAAACCTTCGTACTCCATGACGCCCAGGACATAATATCAGCCCACTTCGGAAAGGACCAACAATGACAAGGGAAGAAATCCGCATCCTCTTTGACCGAGCACTGGAGCTCGGAGACGGGGAGCAAATCCGCATAAAGTGCTCCTCCAAGTCCCAGATGGAGACCGTGCGCACTTACCTCTACCAGCAGCGCCGGCGTTTCTCCGAGCTTTCCGAAGACCTCTCCATACGCATCTCCAGAGAGATATCCAAGGACGGCTTCTTCGTCACCATTTCCAGAAACACCGAACCCTTCTCCAATGTCGAGATCATCCGAAAAGACGGAGTGGAAAGGATCGACCTTACCTCCACACCTGAAGAAACCCCAAACGAAGAACGCATCCGAGAACTCATGAAAAAGGACGGCTTCACTGACGAAGACATCGACATGCTTCTATCCGAAAAG